CAAAACAGAGCCCCCCCCGCAGGCTCACTCGAATTATCTGCATTTTTTGTCTCATTAGAGGGCCAACTTCAGGACTACCTGTTGCCCTTTCTTCGATCTCACTTAAGTTTTTGTTTTGTTCAGCAAATGATGGACTCCAGAATTCCCAAAACAGCAGGGCAGCTTGCTCTTCGAAAACTCCCTGACATCGACTATCGCGATTTCCGTGACGAGGATCTTGAATTTCATGATTCAGAAATCATGAAATCTTGTTCTTTAATGTATCCCAACCGGTTCACAGGAGCGCTAAATCGGGTTGCGGATGGTTTGGTGGACATGCGTTGGACCTTGGTTCAGCGCGATAATATCACTGGTGTTAAGGAGCATAGAGTTGGAAGGGAGTACTTCCCGGCCCGGCCAACCATTAAGTGGTCCATGATAGCCAACACCCCAGTTGGCAATGCTCAGTTGACTGTGGCTCCGTCTATCGCACCAGCGATGTCGGAGCTCTTGCCCAAAGATTCCAACGCTCTGATCTCAGCCATAAAAACTCACTTTATGGATGATCCTGGCAAAGATCAAGTCTTGACCCCGCTTCTGAGACAAAACCTGAGGTCTTTGTTAAACTCAACTTTCAACATTATGCCGGTTCTCTGGAGGTTGGCCAGTCTTTGGCATTTGGCTTCGTGGGCTTCTGCCAAGGGCACTCCCCTTCGGAGCCACATTGAGCCTGATGCGTTGGCCCCCTTCAGTAACATGATGCGGTTGGGCAACTTTGGTGTTGAGGCTACTGACGCTGCCCGAATGCTCACCAACCCGGTTTGCTTTGTGGCGGGTGTCGACGACGTCAACAACCGTGAGATTTTTGCCGTATTGAGGTACGCCGTCACTGAGGTCTGGGAGCACAATTGTGAGGCCGACTGCCCGTCGGTCTGCCGTGATCTACCGCCAGTGCCTCTGGCTAGGGTTCTCAATTGTGGCAACCAACCTGCTATGGAGTGCGTGGCTGGTCTCATTGACCCGCATTTGGTCTGGGAGGCTGCGTCGCAGTACGCGGCCCAGCATGGGGTCACATCCGATTTTCTCTCTTGCGTTAGGTCTGTGTCGCTTCTGTGGTCATCTTCCTCCTCTGAGTTGGGTGCCATTAGCCAATCCAAGACACAGTTCTTGGCTATGCCGGCCCTCCGTTCGGGGCCAACCTGTGTTCTTCAATTGACGCTCAATGCCACGCAGTGGATGAGTTCAGATTTGGAGTTGTCCGAGCCTGATTTTCATGAGCATCTGGTTCAAGGGACGCAGGATAGCATTCTGCTTGGGTGTTGCTATCGTATGGTGGGGATGTTAGGAGGCATGCCAGTGGCTCAGTATATGTCCAGGGCAGCTGCTGAGCTCAACGGTTATTTGCGCAGCACCCAACGCTATGGGGCCACCCACACGCAGTGCATGATTCAGGCTGCTGGCATTTTCCGTCTGCTTGGTGGTGGTGGGACGCTTGGTTATGTTCTCAGTTCCCTCACTCCAGGGTACAAGAATGTCATGCAATTGAACAATTGGTGGGGCAACCACGTTGAGGCCTATCAGTGGGAGGAGTTGGTACCAGTGCTGCATCAGCTTCCCGACAACTCGGGTCTGTGTGGGGTGTTTGATCCACTCATCACCTCCTCTTTGGCCACAATCAATCAGTGGTACGCAGTTGAGAACAGTATTGCGCAGCGCATCTCAACACCCCATGCAATGCAGCGGCTCATTTTCCAACAGGATGTCGAGGTTGGCATTGCTCTCACCGCGTCGGTTGATGGCAGCCGTGCCATCCACAATTATGGTTTGTCGGCTAACTACCGGGACGTCTACAGCGATTGGCTCTTCTTTGGGCCTT